GAACTAGCAAAGCAACTGGGCAAACCAGCCCTGGTGGACACTGAACTAGATGCCTGCTGCCAGGAATCATCAGACCTTATTGATGACTGGACTGGCTGGGACCTAGGTCATTTCGATACTGACTGCCCTGCTGGCATTCACAGGGTCGCCCTGAGTCTGGCAGTGGACCTGTGGAAACAACCAGATGCCACTTTCGGCATCGCTGGGATTGGGGAGACTGGGCCTGTGCGTATTGCCAGGGACCTGGTTGCCAGATATGAAAGTCTGCTAATCCCCTATTACAAACCCCTGAATGGTTGGGGTGTTGCATGAAGCTGGAAAACGTCAGAACTGATTTGTTCACCACCCTTAGGGCAGTGCTGGACGATGAAGTGGGCCTGGTTGATTCCATCCCTGATTCAGTGGCACCACCTTCAGTGTTTCTGGCCTGGGCTGAACCATGGCTGACCCCCAGCAGTTTCTGTCTCTACACAACCAATATCAATGTGATTGTGGTGGCCCAAAGAATTGAACCAGGTGGCCAGTACGGGATTTTGGAAGGGCTGGTTTCCACCATCATCCCTGCCCTGAAATCCATTCCTGACTATGTGGTGAAAGATGCCAGTTCCCCCTATCCAATCACATTGGGTGGCGTGAATTACCTTGCCTGTTCCGTAAACCTGTCCTGTGAGATTGGAGATTAACAATGGCTGCTAGACCTGAGCGTTTGACTGACCCGTATATCACCCTGACCAACACCACCACTGAAGTGCAACTGAAGTGCTACAGCAAGGGAATCCACCTGGTTCCTGAGGAAGATTCTGCTGCTGCCACGTTCTGTGACCCACTGGGTTATTCCTGGGTGCTGACTGTTGACCTGCTGCAATCAGTGGGGGCTGATGGCCTGGATGAAGCCCTGTGGTCCCTGGGTGGTCCTGGCACTGTGGTGGATTTTGATTTTGCCTACTACGACGATGCCATTACCCCTGCTGGTATTGAGAATCCCCACTGGACTGGTTCTGCCAGGCTGACTGCCTGGGCACCTGTGGATGCTGGCATCAATGAGACCACAGAAATCAATCTGGAAATGGACGTAATTGGGGACGTGGTTCGCACCCCTGTCCCTGCCCCACCTGTGGTTGCTGATGATGTCGAAATGGCCAATGCCTAATGTCTGCCTTTGATGAACTGACCCTGGGGGACGTGGATGAACTGCGTTCAGTTTGCCTGGGTGGGAAGAACATCAATGACCCAACCATTGACCCACTGACATTGGCAGGGGCAGTCATGTGGGCAACACAAAGGCAGGATGACCCAGGGAACACCTGGGAGGCATTCAAAGCCAAAACGAAGATGGGTGACATTAAGGCATTCAGTGTGCGAATGCAGGCTGAAGAAGAACAGGACACAGCAAACCCTTAGGAATGTCAGACCATGCCAGGGAACTGAAAGACAGGGCATGGTTCTGGCATTTCTGGAAAATCACACCTGCTGAATATCGTTCCCTGACAGTGGCTGAACATCAGGCCATGACCAATGTCATGAAGGAAGTTGCTAGGGCTAATCGTAGGGCTAGGGGTAAACGTGGTTAGCAAAATTGAAGGTCTACCACAATTTGAAAAAGCCCTGAAGGATATTGATAAGGAACTTCCCAGGCAGGTGAAGGAAGCAGCCCAGCAAATTGCCCATGACTGGATTGCTGCTGCCAGGAACAAAGCCCCAGCCAGGTCCAGGGAAGCAGCACAAGCATTGTCTATTGGCAGTGATAATGATGGGGCCACCATTGTGAATGACCATCCCATGTTTTATGGGGAGGAATTTGGTGGGCAGGCCAGGCCATCCACAATGCAATTCCCACCACATAAGGGACAACAGGGTTACTGGTTTTTCCCAGCAGCCAGGGCCAATGCAGACAGCTTCCAAAAGGTATGGGAAAAGGCAATTGATACAGCCACTAAGTCATGGGACCATAAGGAATAAGCCATGGCCCTAGGTGGTGCTGCCAGAGAATTCATGCTCAAAATCGTTGCTGATGTCAGCGACGCAACGAAGGGCATTGACCAGGTAGAGAAATCTACTGGGTCCATGAAAGACAATGTTCTAAAGGCTGGTGGGGCCATTGCCAGTGGCCTGGCAGTTGGGGCAATCGTCAACTTTGGCAAGGAATCAGTTACTGCTGCTGCTGAAGCACAACAGGCCATGAACGGGGTCAGGGCTGTCTTTGGTGACAGTGCTGATGAAATAGAAGAATTCAGCAGTAGGGCAATTACTTCCATGGGCATCAGCGATGATGCCTACCAGGCTTTCGCAACCACCACAGGTGGAATGCTGAAAGATATGGGGGTGCCCCTAGATCAAACTGTGAAGTCCACTGATGAACTGGCACAGATGGGTGCCGATCTAGCCCAGGTCTACGGGGTAGATACGGAACAGGCATTTACCGCAATCCAAAAGGCCATGGGTGGTAGCACCAGGGGCCTGAAGGATTTGGGCATTGTCATTGATAAGCAGGAAGTTCAGGCCAGGGCTTTGGCCAATGGCTGGACTGATGCCAATGGGGAAGTCACCAAAGCTGGTGAAGCCATGGCAACCCAGCAGTTGATTATGGAAAAGGGCAGCTTTGCTACTGGTGAATTCTCTGAACACTCAGGTGAAGTTGCGAACCAGCAAAAGATTCTGGCACTGCAATTTGAAGAAACGAAAGAAACGATAGGCACTGCCCTACTGCCCATGATTTCCAAACTGATGGGGGCACTGGTCCCAGTGTTGGAATTCACTGCCAAATATGCTGACATCATCGTCCCAATTGCTGGGGTCATCCTGGGCATTGTGGCAGCAATGAAACTCTATGAACTGGCCATGATGGCCAGCAAGGTGGCAACTGCTGTTGCTACTGCTGCACAGTGGTTGTGGAATGCAGCGATGATGGCCAACCCCATTGGTCTCATTGTCATTGCCATTACTGCTGTCATTGCTGCCCTGGTTCTTATGTATATGAAGGTGGACTGGTTCAGGGCAGGTGTTGACGCTGCTGTGGATGGCATTGTCGCTGCATGGAACTGGGTTTGGGATACCGTTAAGGGACTCTTTAACTGGATCAAAAACAACTGGCCACTGTTGCTAGCAATTCTCACAGGTCCATTTGGTCTGGCTGTCTACGCCATTACCAAAAACTGGGACACCATTAAAGATTTCTTCTACAGACTGCCTGGAATCCTCAGGGGTTATCTGTCCAATATCTGGGATACAATCACGTCCCCATTCAAAAGGGCAGCAGACAGCATTTCGGGATTCTTCAATCCAGTGAAGAAATGGTTTGATGACTTTCCAGGGAAAATCAACAGTGCATGGTCTGGCCTGAAGAACATCATTGAATATCCATTTAAGACTGCTTTCAATTCCATTAAGTGGTTGTGGAACAGCACAGTGGGTGGATTTGGTTTCAGCATCCCCAGTTGGGTTCCTGGTGCTGGTGGGAAGTCGTTCACAATTCCAAAGATGGCACAGGGTGGAATTGTCAACAGGCCCACCATTGCCCTGATAGGTGAAGCTGGACCTGAAGCAGTTGTGCCCCTGGGTCATGGTGGCTTTGGAACCACTGTCATTAACGTCTATGCATTGACAGCGAACGCTGAAGTGGGCAGGAAGGTCTACGAAGCCCTGACTGAATACCAGCGAACATCAGGCAGGGCCATTGCCTGATGGGTGCGACAGTTAGGGATTGGCAACAGCACGGGGTAACCATCAGGGTGGAACTGGCCACATCTGGTGACCTGATTGTGGGTGGCAACCAGACAGACATTCCATTCACGCTGGGTGGTGAATATGGGGCACCAGCCGGCTGGGACGCTGGTGAATACTCTGGTGGGAATGCTGGCAATGAATCCATGTATAACTTCACCACCACAACCAGCCCCAACATCTTCAGTGTCTCTGCAAAGAACCAACCAGTAACCCCACGTTCAGCAGGCATCTGGTCAACACCCTTTGCCCTGGAACCTGGTTACCGGTATCAGATTGGCGTTCAGGCCAGGCAGATGGCTGGCAAGTCTGCTGGCACTAGGTCAGTCTCCCTACAGATGGCACAAGCCACAGGGAATTTCACCTATTACACAGGTAGCCAATCAGTGGCCTACCAGGCTGACTGGGAAAACATTCTGGCCACAGGTGGGACAGTTCCTGCTGGATATACCAGGGGCCAGATTGAACTGCTGGGTGGACCCCCCACTGGCCAGTTGGTGTTTTGGGGTGCCCAGTTCCAGAACCTGTTCATTAGGAAACTGGACCTGGCACCACCACCAATCACCTGGGTTGATATCACCTGTGATGTCCAGTCCATTGGCATCAGGTATGGCAGGGAACGCTTCACTAATCGTTACGACGTTTCCACCATGCAATTGGATTTGCTGAATGCTGAAGGAAAGTATTCGTACCATAATCCCCATCCACTGAACCTGAGACCTGGCAGGCAAGTCAGGGTGATTGCCACATACAAGGGTGTTGATTATCCCCTGGCATTTCACGTTCTGGATTCCATGACTGATGCCTATGGGCTGACTGGTGAAGTCGTGGCACGCTGGACCCTGGTGGACCCCACCACAGTTCTGTCCAATGCCACTGTGGCCACCAATGCAGCCCCAGGGGTAAAGGGTGGGGCCAGGATTGCCCTGCTGCTGGACCAGATTGGTTACGTGCCCCGTTTGCTGGACCCTGGCACCTGGTTCATGCAACCCATCGTGGGAAGTGGCAGAACCCTCAGGGATGAAGCTGGGATAACTGCTG